CAGGAGCCATTGTGTGCGTGGTTGCAGTCACACTCGATCTTGGTGTCTACAAAGGACGTGCCGTTGCGAACAAAAAGCGCCCGCAAGCCCCCCGTCGCCACCAGCTCCCCACCCGAAACCGCCCAGGTCGCGGTGGTGTCCGCATGCTGGGTGTAAGAGCCCGTCGAATCCGTATCGAAGGTGTCCTCGCTGTAGGTGCCGGTCAGGCCGCTGTCGGCGGCCTCCGTCGTCCAGGTATAGCTGGTGCCGGTCAACCCCGTCTCCGTGCGCACCAGCGCCGCCAGCTCGTTGTAGAGCCGCAGGGTATAGGTCGTGCCCGGCTCCGGGCCGATATTGCCGCTCGTCCAGGTCGTGAGGCCCGCGGTCTGCAGTATCCGGTCGCGGTGCGCCCAGGCGAGGGTGAGCTGATCCGTGGTGCCGATGCTCGCCGGGTAATACTGGGTATTCACCCGCAGGTTGCCGGGGGGATAGGGGCGGCTCGCGCGGTTGGCCAGGGTGAGGCTGCGCCCCGTGGCGCTGCCGAGCGCCAGGACGCCGTCGCGGTTGCGGGGCAGCGCCTTGTACCAGGCCGTCTCCGCGTCCGTCCGCTCGGTATTGTCCGCGGCGCCGGGGAAGCTCGTCACAAACAGCCGGGCGGCGGCCGTGAAGGTGCGCGGCACGCTGTCCATCACCGCGCGTTTGATCGTGGTCGCGAGTGTCGTCGGGTTCCAGGCGGTGATCTCCACCATCTCCTCGACCGCGCCCTCGATCAGCACGCCATACTGCCCCACCGCCACCAGCTGCGGGTCGGTGGCGCTCGCGATGGTGAGCAGCGTATCCAGGCGGCCGATGCCCGCGCCGAGCTGTAGCACCGGGCCAAAGGTACCGCTCGCGAGCGGTTCCGCCTCATAGGTGATGTTGTCCGGGCTGTAGTGCAGGTCAAAGCTGTACCAGCTCTGCTCATCGCGCGGCGCGAAGGCCTGCACAAAGCCGTAATCGGGCAACAGCGCCTCCAGGTCCGCCGGGCGCAGGTTCAGCGCCAGGTGGTAATAGGGAATCTCGGCCAGCAGCACCGTGGCCAGGTCCGCCACCGGCTGCACCGGATCCACCCAGGCGCTCGGCTGGCGCACCACATAGCTGCCGGCGGAGAGCCCGAACACATCCTGCACGATCCGCACCGAGAGCTTGGGCGCCGCCTCCAGCCCGGGCTCCTCGATGTGCGCCACTCGGAACACCCCCTCGGTGATGCCGAGCTTGGCGCTCGTCACCCGAATCACCCGGCCGGGGTACAGATCCCAGCCGGTGCGGTCGACTTCCAGGCGGGCCACGTCGAGCGGGGTGCTCAGCGCCCGCAAATCGCGGTCCAGCACCCGCGCGGCCAGGGTGTCGTCCTGGATCATCGGGTATTCCACCGCGTGGCTCACCACCCGCCCCTGGGCGTTCACATTGCCGATATTCTGCGCCGAGACAGTCGCCGGCTGGTCCGTGTCCGGCCGGGTGTAGGTCACCACCACCTCGTTGATGGTGTCGGCGAGGTGGCCGGTCTCGTAATCGAACAACTCCGAATTGCTGTCGTCGAACAACGGCAGCGTGCCCACATCGTAGCCGCCGCGGTGCAGCTCCAGGCGGATCAACCCCGTCTGCGGGTCGGGAAACAGCGTGCCGCCAATGTGGTCGAGCACCGCCTGCACAAACTTCGGCACCGCATCCGGCTCGCGGCCAAAGGTCCAGAACACCGAGAGCCCAAAGCCCTCGCCATGCAAGGTATCGGCCGCCGCCCGAAAGCGCGCGTCGTCGATGGCCGAGACCGGCAGGCCCGCGCCGAACTTGCGGCTGGTGATCGCGTCCACGATCATGTGCGCCGGGTTCATGTGGCCGTTGATATCCGCCTTGGCGTCATACCAGGTCACCTCCCGCGACAGCGCGCGCTGGGGTTGCCAGGCGAACTCCTTGAGGTAGGGGTTGGTGCCGTAATAGATCTGCTCGGCGATCACCGAGCACTTGTGCCGGAATGCCGGCACCACGCCGCCGAGCACCGATTGCAGATAGGCATTCACCCCCTGGCTCGCCTCGCCGAACGCCACCGAGAAGCGCCCCACGATGCCGCCCTCGCGGCCCTCCCCGCCCATCAGGTCCGGCTTGTTGACATCGATCGCGCCGGAGGCCGTCAGGTTGCCGCTCCACACCTCGCGGTCGTCGTAGGTGATGCGCAGGAGACTGTCGATCGGGCCGTGGCCGAGCACCACCCGAAAGCCGAGGTGGTAGCGATAGCCGACCGTCTGCTTGCCGCCGCCGCTACCCATAACGCGCCCCGCTCGCGGCCTCGCGGGCCTCGCGCTCCTTCGCCGCGGCCACTACCGCGAGCGCCATCGCATCGCCGGTGGCCTCCAGCTCCGCCGCCGGCAGGCCCTCGAACACAAAGCGCCGCCAGTCCAGGCCGTGGCGCGCGAAAAACACCTTGCGAGCCGTGCGGTTGCAGAATTTGAGGCTCGGGTGCTTCAGGTCGCACAGGCGCACGGTCGTCACTTTTTGCCTCCGGATTTGCGAATCGGGTCGGCGCGCAGATCCCCATACCAGGTGCAGTTGTGGCCACGGATCACCGGCTTGCCGAAGATCACCCCAATCGGCATGCCCTCCTTGGCCACCGGCACATTGCCCGGCTCGCCCGGCTGCGGGCTCTGCGTCTTGGGTTTGGGCATGAGCAGCCCTGCCACATAGAGCAGCAGGATAGAAATAATGATCTGTTGCATGGCGTCTCGTGCGGAAAGGAACCGGGGAAGGCTGGCGCCACGGCGCCGTCAGAACAGCGTCTTGCCGCCAAAGGGGTTGTCCGGCGGCATATAGGGCTCGCCGCCGTGGTTGATCTCGTTACCAAAGCCCGCACAGCCGAGCGCGCCATCCTTGCTGCGGTCGCACCCCCAATAGAGCGTGACCGGCTCGCCCACCGTCAGGCTGTGGGGGCGCTCCACCAGCGTCAGCACCGCGCCGGACTGGCTCGCGATCCAGCGGCGCTCGAAGGCGCCGTCCGTCGGGTGATCCCACTCCAGCATGCCGCCGCGAAAGCGGTTCGCCGGCAGGCCCGCGCCCGTGATCGCCGAGACCGTCACCGTCAAACCCGAGACGGCATCCGCCACCCCCAGCAGCTTGAAGAGCTGGCGATCCAGGCCACAAAAGCTGTCGTAGAGCACATAGGGGCAGGCGGTCGAGAAAAACAGCCGGTGCGATTGCACCTCCGTCAGGGCGATCTCGGCCACGCAATGGAGCGTCGCCTGCGCGCCGCCCCGGGTGGTGCGGTTCACCACCCCGCGCCACTCCTGGATCCAATCCGTCTCGCCCAGGTGGCTTTTCCAGATCGTCACCCGGCACTCGGTGGGCAGCGGCGGCAGCCGCAGGCGCAGCACGATATCCAGCTCCCGGTCGCAGGTGATCTCCAGGCGCGCGTCATCCAGCGTCTCGCTCAACTGCTTGCGCCCGCGCGTGATCGCCGCCGGCGTCCAGGTGAAGGTGTTGTAGGTCTGCGCCGTCACCGCCGTGGTATAGCGGTAGTGCTTGGTGCCAATCGCAAAATCGAACAGATAGATCGGCTCACCGCCGTAATCGCTGGTTTCGCGCGCGATGGTCGTCATCGATGGAACCAGGCCACTTCCAGCGGCGCGCGGGCGACCAAGAGCTCGCCATCACTGGTGGGGGCATCCACCTCCACCCAGAATTTCTGGCCATCCGTCGCCGAGGGCAGCAACCAAAATGCCACCGCGATCCCGTCGACAATCCAGGGGCTGCCTTCCGAGAGGCTCCCCGTCACATCTTGCTCCGCCAGATCCAGCACCCGCACCGCGAGGGGCCCGCGACCATTGCTGGCCACCAGGGTTTCGCCGCTGCGCAGCACCCCCGCCGCGCCGCCGAAGAGCACCTCCGCCACCATCGCCGAACCCGGCGTCTTGCGAATCGCACCGCGTGCCATATCACCCCCAGCCACACCCAGGCCCCGTCACGCGGGGCCGCTCGATTTCGGCACCAGCACGCAGGTGACGGCGC